TAACAGAACAAGAAAAGCAGACCATAGCCGAAAAGATAAAAGCGGGTGAAACATGGCAAAGTATTATTAAACAATTCAACTGCTCAACTGCTACTATTTACAAGATAGTAAAAGACACAGGTGTTGAGTTTAAAAAGAGCCGCGAAAAAGGCACTTCTTCGCACGTTACTTTCAGCCATATTAAACATGGTGATAACTTTATTTTCGATTCTTTTTAAATAATGTTTGCAAATTCAAAACTTATATTATTTTTGTAACAACTAAACCAAATGAAAAAGATAAACCAATTTTTCGCTCCATTTATTGACTGGGAAGATTATAATAATGGAATGTATGATATCCCAAATTTTGAAGAAGAAAAGGGGGAGCAAATAACTAATGCCATTAAAGTTCTTTCTGATAAAAATGTATTTGATGAAATATGCAAATCAGTTTTATCGGAATGGAAAATTTCTTCAAAAGTTAATCTAACAAATGTTTCATGCAACCGCCAAGCATGGTTAGGTCAAGCCGCTTGTTCATATAAATTTCAAGTAACTGAAACTTGCACAAGAATAGCTTGGGGCTTAATTAGCGAAGAACAAAGAATTGAAGCCAATTTAATTGCAGATAAATGGATAACAGTATTTGAAAAAAGTTATGAGAAACAAAATAGAGAAATACATACACCAATGGGAGAAGAATTGTTATTCTAATGGAATACCGGATGAAGCACCTTTAAGATTAGAACAGTTAAATAAAGTTCCATCTTATAAAGCAATAGTCAGAGCAATAGTAAAAAATGATTTTCACCTTGAAACACTTGGATTCTCAAAACCTAAATGCGGTTTGTATTCTGAATTAAAAAGAATAGAACTTATTGGGAAAGGGAAATTAAAACAATCAAACCAATTAAAACTTTTTATATGAATGTATTAGATGCTACAAACGAAAGATTAAAACTTATTTTCAATGATTTCGATAATGTATTGGTTGCTTTTTCTTGCGGGAAAGATAGTGGTGTAATGTTAAGCCTTACATACAAATATGCAAAGGAAAATAATTTACTTCACAAACTTGCATTCTACTATGAAGATTATGAAGCAGGATATAAAAGCACAGATGATTATGCTGATAGAGTTTTTAGAGATTTAGAAGTTGAAAGAAAATACTGGCTATGTTTACCTATTTCTGCTGCTTGTTCTGTATCAATGTATGAACCAAGATGGATACCGTGGGATAAAGACAAAAAAGATATTTGGGTAAGAGAAATGCCAAAATATCCATATGTGGTAAATGAAGATAATTGCCATTATGAATTTATAAAGGGAACAAAAGGTTTTGATGCGAGAATACATTTTAGCAAATGGTTTGGTGATAAGTATGGCAAAACTGCCGTATTGATTGGTATACGAGCGCAAGAGTCACTTACAAGGAGAGCAATATTTACTTCGCAACACCGTAAGCATATGCACAAAAATCTATCATATTCTAAAATAGTTGATTCTAATACTATAAACTTTTACCCTATTTATGATTGGCTAACAGAGGACATTTGGATATGCAATCAAAGGTTTGGTTTTGATTATAATAAAATATATGACCTCTATTATCAGGCAGGTCTAACAATAGACCAAATGAGAGTAGCAAGCCCATTCCACTTATCGGGTCAAGAAAATCTTAAACTATACAAAGTTATAGACCCAAATAATTGGGGCAAAATGGTTGGCAGAGTAAACGGGTGTAATTTTGGAGGACTATACGGAGGAACTTCCGCAATGGGTTGGAAAAAAATAAGCAAGCCTAGTCACTTTACATGGAAACAATATGCGGAATTTCTTTTAAGCACATTGCCGGAAAATACAAAAAAAAAGTTTCTTTATCACTTAGATAGATTTAGAAAGTCATGGGAGGAAAAGGGATATGGAAGAAACCCGCGTGTAATTAAAAAAATGATTGAATGCGGAGTGCAAATAGAGAATACTCATAATATCTCAAAGCTGTGTAAGAAAAAAGACATTTACGAAATAGTAAAAATAAAGGGAGAATGGATAGATGAAATAGATATTGAAAACTCAACACCATTTAGGCATTGCCCAAACTGGAAAGCAGTTTGCATTACAATTATGAAAAATGATTTTGGGCTAACATATATGAGTTGCTCAAGAAGTCAAGATAAAAATAAATTAAAGCAAAAGGGAATGGAAAAATTTAAAAAACTAAAAGCAATAGCATGAAAAAACCAAGCGTAACTGAATTACTAAAACTTCTTGACAAACCGGCATTATTAGGTTGGGCTAATAAACAAGGATTGTTGGGTGTAGATATTTCCGAAAAAAGAAAAGTTTCATTATCTCAAGGTAACTCAATTCATAATGAAATAGAATTGCATTTCAAACAAAATAAGCCCTTTGAAAATGAAGAAATAGGTATGTGTTATTCAAGATTTGTTTCAAACAAAAATATACTTGCAGTTGAAAAGGATATTGAAACGGAATATTTTACAGGTCGTATAGATTCAATAATAGAATATGATAACAGAAAATTTATTATTGATTATAAAAGGTCAAAAGGGAAAGTATATCTTGAAAATAAATTGCAATTAGTTGCTTATAGTATGGCTGAAGAATGCGATTCATTTGCAATAGTTGTTGTTCCTAATTTTACATTTATAGAAGTTCAAATAAAGGATAGAAAACCATACGAAGAAATACTTAAATCTCTTTCAAATATTTATAACCAAAAACAATTATTAAACTATGAATGAAAATTACCAATCTCCAGTTTACAATGTAGTTAGTGTGCCAATCAATAAGATTCGTGCGAATAGTTACAACCCTAATGCTGTTGCTCCACCAGAAATGAAATTACTTGAATTATCAATTTGGGAAGATGGGTATACGATGCCATGCGTATGCTATTATTTACCAGATGAAGATATTTATGAAATAGTGGATGGTTATCATAGATATACAACTCTAAAGACAAGCCAAAGAATATTTGAACGCGAAAAAGGAATGCTACCTGTTGTTGTAATAAACAAAGACCAAAGCAACCGTATGGCTTCAACTATAAGGCATAATAGAGCGCGTGGTTCTCATTCAATAGAGTTAATGAGTAATATAGTTACTGAACTAACAACAGCAGGTATGAGTGATGGATGGATATTAAGGCATATAGGAATGGATAAAGATGAACTATTAAGATTAAAGCAAATTACTGGACTTGCTGAATTGTTTAAAGACCAAGAATTTTCAGAAGCATGGGATTCTGATAAGTCAAAAAATTTAAACATTGTAGAAGAAAATTAAATTATCCCTCATTTAAAAACTATTACTATATTTGCCACGTATGTTCGAGATACAATTACTTACCTTATTGCTCCCTTGCTTGACCGTTGCTCGAACCAACGCGATTCTTGGGGGCTATCTTTTTTTATGAGTTATATCGAAAAGGAATCTTATTTCCACAAATGCGCTAAAAATCTTTTTGCTGATTGGCTAAGAGAAGAAGAATTAGAAAACGATGGTTGTAATTTCTGCGGCTTTAAATGGAGAAGTAATTATGGTGTTTTTACAGAATTAAAATTTCATGAAACAGACAGCCCATATTATTTTGAACTATCTAATTCATTAACTACTGTTGATTTTGAACAGCGTCCAAAAAATATATTAGATTGGTTTGATAAATCAATAGATAGAGGTAAAATATTATTTGTGCCTGATATTGTAGTATTTCACAAAGGAAGCCCTAAATACATTTTTGAGATTGTTCATTCAAACCCAGTAAGCGAAAAAAAGAAAAATATCATAGCAGATTTTTTTCAATTCGATTCTATTGAGGTGCATGAAATATTTGCAAATGATATACTAAGTTGCACTCAAAAGCCAACTAAAATATTAAGCAGAAAAATATTAGATATATAATGGCTAAAGACCCTGCATTTTTATTTTACGCATCTGACTTTCTAACCGGAACTATGTTTATGAGTAATGAACAGGTTGGTAAATATATCAGATTACTTTGCTCCCAACATCAACACGGAGGCATTATAGAAAAAGATTCTTTTGATAATTTAGTAGGTTCTGATGCTTTGCTAAAGAAGAAATTTATAGAATGTGAGGATGGTTTTTACAATGAAAGACTTGCCGATGAAATGAACAACAGGTGCAAAAAATCATCTAATATTAGCCAAGCCGCTAAAGAAACATGGGAAAAGAGAAAGAAATCAATACAAAAAAATACAATCGTATCACAATCGTATAACGATTCTATTACGATTGCTATACGAACTGAAGATGAAGATGAAAGTGTATTAAATAAAAAAGAAGAACTAAAATTTCCTTTTAAATCTGAACAGTTTTTAAAGGCATGGCAGTTACTTGTTAAAAGCAAGAAATGGAAAAAGAAGGAATTTAGCGCACTTCAAATGAGTTTAAAGAAACTTTCTAAATATCCAGAACCTGTTGCCGTAAAAATGATTGAGGACTGTATAGCCGGTGAATGGCAGGGATTTGTTGAGCCTAAAGAATTTAAGAAAGAAGAAATAGATAACAGACCTAAAATGAAAACCTTTACAACATGAGCGAATACGGAAAACTCCCACCACAAAACAGGGAAATGGAAGAAGCTATTATCGGTGCGGTAATGTTAGACAATGAAGCTATCGGAAAAGCTACGTTGATAATTAACGAAGATTGTTTTTACGTGGAGTCGAATAAAATAATATGGAGCGCAATTACTTTACTTTACCACTCAAATGAACCGATTGACCTTTTAACAGTTACCCAACAACTTAAAAAAATAGGCAAACTTGATGAAGTTGGAGGTCCGTTCAGAATTGCCCAAATAACAAACACTATCGGAGGCGCGGCACATATCGAATCTCATTGCTATACGGTAAAAGAAGCGTATCTCAAAAGAAGATTGATTCAATTAGCAAACCAAACCGAAAAAGAAATGTATGAAGATACTACCGACTTCTTCACCGGCTTTGACAAGATGCTAACCGAAATAGAACTAATTAACCGCGAACTAAACAGAATAAACCAAATTAGCTTTGCTGATATTGTTTTAGATAGGATTAGCGAACTTAAAGAGGCGGGAGATAGCAAAACATACAAAACAGGTATAACTACTCAAATTGACCTCTTAGACGCTCAAACGATGGGTTTTCAATCTTCCGACCTGATAATCATAGCGGGTAGACCTGCGATGGGTAAAACAGCCATTGCAATAGATTTTATGAGGCATCAAGCATCTAAAGGCGTTCCAGTTGGCTTCTTTTCTTTGGAAATGGGAAACAAACAAATTGTAGACCGTATGTTTTCGGCAGATAGCGAAGTAGGGCTAAAACAAATCAGACGCGGTGGAATGAGTGGTGCAGATTGGGTAAAAGTGGATAATGCTACCAACAGGCTTGTCGAATACCCAATTTGGATATGTGATAAAGGCGGGTTAAGCATTAACGATATTGTCAGCATAGCTAAACAATGGAAGTTGAAACACGGGATAGAGATTCTCTACCTTGATTACTTACAACTTTGCTCGGGCACGTTTAAAAAGAACGGCAACAGGGAGCAGGAGATTAGTGAAATATCCCGTAGGCTTAAACAACTTGCAAAGGAATTAGATATTCCTGTAATTGCATTGAGCCAACTTTCACGGACTTGTGAAACGCGGGCAGATAAGCGTCCTATGCTTTCAGACTTGCGAGAATCTGGCGCAATAGAACAAGATGCGGATATGGTTATATTTCCATTTAGGGAAGAATATTACAACGATAATGCAGAAAAAGGATTGTGTGAATTGATAATAGCCAAATACCGAAATGGCGAAGTAGGCAAAATTATGTGCAGGTTTAACCCCGATATTCAGAAATTCAGTAACCTTCAAAATATACCGTTTTAATTATGAAACATGGTTCGTTATTTAGTGGAATTGGTGGGTTTGACTTAGCAGCTGAATGGATGGGTTGGGAAAATATATTTCACTGTGAGTGGAACGATTTTAGTCAGAAAGTTTTAAAGCATAACTTCCCTAATTCTGAATGTTTTGGGGATATTTCAACAACAGATTTTACAAAATATGAAAACAAAATTGACATTATTTCAGGAGGATTCCCTTGCCAAGATATTAGCATTGCCAACGTCCATAAAGGGGGGGGGGCAAGGAATACAAGGGGCAAGGAGTGGTTTATGGAAAGAATACGCCCGTGCTATTCGGGAAATTAGACCAACATACATTGTCTTTGAGAACAGTCCAATGCTTACTTCACGAGGATTTGAACAAGTCCTTTGCGACCTTTCCGGAATGGGGTATGATGCGGAATGGAGAAGTTTTTTCGCTACGCAATTTGGATTCAATCATAGGAGGAAAAGAACTTTCGGAATTGCCTACTCCAGCAGCGAGCGATACAAAGATTCTTTTAAGCAAGGTGGAATCTTATCAAAAATATTACAACAACAAACACCAAGACAAAACAGTATACCAATGCCATTTAAACGGTTTAACGCCAATTCAAACTTTGGAAGTATATCAATGTATGATGGGTTTTCCCAAGAACTGGACAAAGATTCTATGAAAGCATACGGGAACGCAATAGTTCCACAAATAGCTCATGAAATATTTAAAGCAATAGAAATTTTTAACCATGCCTAAACTCTACCAAACAAAAGACGGATTCAATTTAGTAACCTCCGATAAGAGATTATATTTTATATTCGCTACTTCAAAAGGCTTTTGCAGTCAGCTAAAAGGAAGCGTAGGTGAAAACTTTAAAGGCGGTAGGTTGGTGAAGAAGATACCGGATAATTTAAAACCAATGTTTTTTAAACTGCAAAAGGAAAATTAGTTACTTTTGTATTAAACAAATATATTCTAATGCCTTTTGAGAAAGGACATAAGTTGGCTAAAGGTCGCCCTAAAGGTTCTGAAAACGAATTGACAAAGCAAATGAAAACAGTTAAGGAAACTGTGTTAAATGTTTTCAATGAGTTACAGGAAGACCCTAAAACAGAATTAAAACAATTTGCTAAAGAGTTCCCGCGTGAGTTTCATGCGATAGCTGCGAAGTTGATACCAACGGAAGTAAACGCGCAAATAACAAGCGATGGAATTGCTAATTTAATAATCTCACCTGCGTCAACACGCAAAGATGAACAGCAGTCAGATACTAATCAATGACGTTTACATTCCGTATCTAAGTAATACCAAACGATACTTACATTTGTGGGGCGGTTCTGGCAGTGGCAAATCTGTATTTGCGGCTCAAAAGGTTATTATCAGACTAAAAACAGAAAAGCCACATCGTATTCTCTGTATAAGAAAAGTAGCTAATACTTTACGCTCATCGGTTTATCAGTTGTTAAGAGATACTATTGAAGATATGGGTTTGACTGCTGAATTTACTATCAACAAATCAGAAATGAGGTTTATACATATTTCAGGTAATGAGATATTGTTGGCAGGTTTGGATGATGTTGAAAAATTAAAGTCAATAGCCGGTATTACAAGCATTTGGATAGAAGAAGCAACAGAATTGTTGGCGAGTGACTTTGACCAGTTAGATTTGCGTCTAAGAGGTGAAACTGCGAGTTATAAGCAGATAATGTTTACTTATAACCCTATAAGTGAAAGGCATTGGCTAAAAAGTAGATTTCATGATTCACCTTTGCCTGAATTTGATTGTTTGAGAACTACGTTTCAAGATAATCACTTTATTGACGCTGAATATCGAAAGGTATTAGAAAACAAAGCAATGAGTGACCCAAACCTTTACAAAATATATTTTAAAGGTGAATGGGGTGTTGAAAATAAAGAGGGTAAATTCTGTTGGGCTTTTGATGATAGCCAAGTAAAACCTACTACATGGGATAATCAAAGAACGACATGGGCTACATTTGACTTTAACGTAAACCCTATGACATGCACAGTGGTTCAGGTGTTACACGAAATACAAACGGTTAGAGCAATTGAATCAATTAAGTTAGATAACTCAAATGTTTATGAAATGTGCGATAGGTTACTTGCAAGCTATCCTGATTCACTTTGGATGGTTACTGGTGATGCTTCTGGTAACTCACATTCAGCAATGGTAAAGGATTCACTTACTTACTATAAAATAATTCAATCGCAAATGAATTTGAGTATGCAACAGATGCAAGTGCCAACAGTAAACCCACGTATTGAGGATAATAAAATATTTGTAAACGCAGTTCACAAGAATTGGAATGTAGAAATTGACCCTGATAAATGCAAGCCTTTGATTTATGATTTACAGTATGTTGAGGTAGATTTTGACGGTAAGATTATCAAAGACAGGTCAAACACTAAACGCTTTTCTGACTTTTTGGATGGGTGGAGGTATGTTTTAAATATAGCGGTAAAACCTTTTTTTAGAATCTAATTATTTTTACTTAAATTTGCACGATATGAATTTACTCGAATCATGTTCCGAATGTTATAAGTTTAGCCTATCTCAATATCCCGATTCAATTCAGATT